CGACGTGATCACCATCGTTGGCGACGATGAGACCTATGAGCTTCGCCTGACTGAAATCAACGATTTGACTGATGGCCGCATGGAGTGCAAGGCCAAGTTCAACCAGTCAGCGATATACACCGCATCGACCGCGCAAGGGGAATCGGGTGCGATGACCGGGCAGGTGCTGACGATTGACGGCCCATGCCACCTGCTGTTGCTCGACATTCCCTGTGTCAATACCAGATTCATGAATGCGCCCGGCATCCTTGCCGGGCTATCGCCGCTGCTCTCCGGCTGGAAGGGCGGAACAATATTCCGCTCCGATGATAACGGTCAGTCGTGGGATGCCATTCAGAGTATTAAGTCGCCGGGCACCATTTCCGGCACCGCCACCAATGTCATCGGCGCCGGGGTGACGCACCTGATCGACACCGCCAATGCCATCACCTGCCGCATGCACGGCGGCGTTCTGACCTCGGTTTCAGACGCTGCGCTGTTCAATGGCGCAAATCACTTTGCTTACGGCGCGAACGGACGATGGGAGATCATCGGCGCCAAGACGGTCGCCGCAGAAACGGACGGTAGCTACACTTTGAGCAACCTGATGCGGGGCCGCTTTGGCACCGAATGGGCGATGAGCCTGCACCAGACGATGGATGCACTGGTGCTGCTCGATGCCCAGACCCTGCGCTTCATCACGCTCAACGAATCGGCGATCAATGCCACGCGACTGTGGCGCGGCGTGTCCTCCAACCAGGCGCTGGAGACTGCCGCCGAAACAGCCTATGCCTATGCTGGGGTCAATCTCAAGCCGCTGGCGCCGATCTGGCTGCGAGGATCGCGCAATCCGCTGACGCTGGACTGGACGCTCGAATGCACGCGGCGCTCAAGAACGCCAGTCGAGCCGTTTTCCGGTCTGCCCACGCCGGTCGGAGAAAGCGCGGAGTCATATGTATTTGAAATTTGGGATTCCGGGTTTTCGACACTAAAGCGCACCCTGCCGCCCGTCAGCGTCCCCAGCGCGATTTACGCACAGGCGAGCCAGTTAGCCGACTTCGGGTCAGAGCCATCAACGGTGCATTTCAAGGTACGCCAAGTGTCGCCATTAGTCGGATATGGCTACGCGGCATCGGCATCTATATATCATGCGATTGGTGCTGACCCACTATTCGCATCGCTTAAAGCCCTTGTCCAGTGCAGTGGGCCGGAAGGCGGTACGGCGTTTGCAGACCTGTTGGGCAACTCGATCACAGTCTCTGGTAATGCACATATCACGACATCATCTCCGATTGTCGGCACGTCAAGCGGCATCCTTGACGGATCGGGAGACTACATTACCTTGGATTCTTCGCCAGCTTTCGCTGTTGGCGCCGGAGACTTTTGCCTTGAGGGATTTTTTGAGTTTTCAGGCTTCGCTACAAATCACGCATTTGGTTCGTGCCTGTTCGATTTAAGGCCGGCTGGAAGTTACTCCAATGGATTTGCCTTATTTGCCAATTCAAGCGGGGTGATTACCGCTTGGGATTCAAATAGCACATCCCATCAGTCGACATCTGGAAAGGTGTCTTCTGGATCACGAGTTCACGTCGCAATCGATAAATATAGCAATTTCATGCGTGTATTTATTGCCGGCGTCGAGGTGATTGGGTATTCACATTCAATTAACTATAACCCGAGTACAACGACGCTCGTTGTTGGAACAGCAGTCGATTATCGCGACACCTCTGCAAATTTCAAACATAACGGACGGTTTGGCCCTATCAGGTTTACTGGTGCATCGCGCTATCAGTCGAACTTCACACCGCCATCGTCTTTCCCGGAGTCATGATTCATGGCAGATTCAAGCACAAATATTGATGGCATCGTTCAAAGCGCCGGGTCTCAAGACCTGGCCGCCAATGCATTTTTCGACGCGGCCAGCCCGGCAACACTGTACGGGCGCAGGATGGCCGGCTGCTCCGGACTGGTCTGGGCGTACTACGGTGGCAAGGTATCGCTTAACGGCGTCGTTACAAACATCAACAATGGCACGATCAGCCTTTCGCCGTCGGTGACAAACTACATCGAGGCCAATCCGGTTGACGGCACCGTCTCGAAAAACACCACCGGCTTTACTGCCGGTCGGACGCCGCTGTACACCGTCGTCGCCGGAGCCTCGTCAGTCACCAGCTACACCGACCACCGCTTGAATGGCTTGAAATCGACCGGAATCCTGATTCGTGATTTCCCGACCGATGCGAATTACACCCTGACGGCGGCCGAAGCGGCAAACGAGATCATCAGCATCACAGCCGGCGTCATTACCGCCACGCGCAACCTGGTCGTGCCGCTGACGATCTGGGAAAAGACGATCACCAACAACACTGCCCAGTCTATCCAAGTCATCGGCGCATCCGGCACCGGGATCACCATCGCCACCGGCAAGACGGCGAGGGTGTACTCGAACGGCACCAACATCATCCGGGCGACGGCTGACGTGTAAGTTTTTAAATCATCGCGGCCAAAGAGCCGGGAAGGGAATAAGCATCATGCCGGAAAGGATCATCAAGACACTGCTGGCGCGCTGGGATGACCTGCGTATCGCCTTGCTTTTCTGGGGGGTTGGCGCTGCCATCGGTATTGGTCAGCACCTGATGTCGAAAGACCCGTTTTCGTTGCGCGTGGTGGTCGGCCGGGCGCTTTCGGTTGGCGGGCTGGCGATGTGCGCCGGGCTTATCCTGATTCCCCATCCGAGCGCGCCGCTCGGGGCGCAGATCGGCCTGTCGGCGCTGATCGCCAGCCTGGGCGTCAATGGGATCGAAGCGGCTGTGCGCCGCTATCTGACAAGGAGTTAAGAGCATGGTTGATCTGCTACTGGTGTTGTCCATTCTGGCCGTCGCCATCGTCGCCGCCTGCCATACCGGCCGCGAGCGCCACGAAATCAATATGCGAAGGTTTTTCGATGAGTGACTACCGGGCAATCACCTATGCGCAGTTGCGCAACATCATGCCGTGCTGCACGGATGTTCGCGCGACGCTGTTCCTGCCCTTCCTGAATGCCGCGATGGAAGAATTCGAGATCGACACGACCGCCCGCCAGGCGGCCTTTCTGGCGCAGATCGCGCATGAATCCGGGTCGCTGGCCTACACCCGCGAGCTGGCGACCGGCGAGGCCTACGACGGCCGGATCGACCTCGGCAACACACGGCCGGAGGCGCTGGAAATCGCGCGGCAAAAAGATTCGACGCCGGGGCGTCTCTACAAGGGGCGCGGCCTGATACAGATCACCGGCTATGCCAATTATTTCGCGTGCAGCCGGGCGCTGTTTGGCGACGGCGGCACCTTGACGCACAACCCGGTGATGCTGGAGCGCAAGGAACTGGCGGCGCGTTCGGCCGCGTGGTTCTGGAAATCGCGCGGGCTGAACGCGCTGGCCGATGCCGGGCTGTTTGAGTCCATCACGCGGCGGGTTAACGGCGGCCTGAACGGCCAGCGCGAGCGCCTGGCATTTTTTGAGCGGGCCAAGGAGGTGCTGGCATAAGTGGAGATAGCGTGGCTCCCCGGTGGCCGCGCGCGACATCCTGCTAGCGATCTACTTTCACTCTCACCAATCAAAAGGAGTAAATCATGAAGCGATTTTTTGCCATAGCCCTGATCGTATCGCTTGCCGGATGCGCCTCTCTGAACAACGCCGGCACCGCCGAATACACGGTGCGCCCATTTCTTGACCAATCAGGCGGTGTGCATTGTTGTGAGGTTCGCGTGGTGAATGGAAAAGAGATTGCCAGCCTTGATGCGCACATTTCAAAGGAAGGCGACAATTACACGGTAGACCTCAAAGAGCGGGGCGTGCAGGCATTTGGCGGGCAGGCCATTGCTGCAGGAGCTACCGAGTCGGCGATTGCAGCCGCCGCGAAAGCCGCAGCCGCTGCTGCACTGACACCGGTCATCCCTTTGCTATTGCCAGCAGCCGGGACCGCTCTGGCGGCGCCGGGCATCGGGGCCGCTGCAGTTGGCGCGGCGGGGGTTATCGCCGTTGACAAAGTCAAGCCATGAGTCGCTTTGTTACCCGGCTTGAGGTCGAGCTGGTCGACGACGATGAGAACGATGGGCGGGGCGCCTGGCGTGTCACTTTGCCTCTGGTCTATGAGTCCGACATCGCCGGAACCATCGCCGTGCCGGCCGGTTTCGTCACCGACTTCGCTAGCGTACCGCGTATCCCGGTGGCCTACTGGTTGGCCGGTGATACCGCGCATGCCCCGGCGGTAATTCACGACTTCCTCTACTCAACCGGAGAAACATCGCGGGCGACCGCCGATGCCGTCTTGTGCGAGGCGATGGCCGTCAGTGGCGTGCCAGCATGGCGACGCTGGCCGATGTATTTGGCTGTTCGGCTGTTCGGTTGGTTAAATTTCGGAGGATCAAATGCCAGCGAAAATCGTTGATCTCGACAAGTGGCGAGAAGATCACCCGCCGATGGTGCGACTGGCGCATATCCAGTGCCATCTGTTCAGCGCGGCGCTACGGCTGCAGCGCAACGCATGGAAGGCGTGGTTTTCGCTGTTCGTCCGATAATTGGCGGAGGTAAAGGCGCCAATTCCGACAGATTCCCGACTAAAAACGACTGAAACGCTTGCAGCACAATTAAATAGCTTGCTCACGCGGAGCATGCTCATAACGTATTGAGCCATGCGTTAGTGGCCTTATGTGCAAAAAATCAAGCGTTTAAAGGTTGTTGTTTTTCTTATGCTACGCTATTCGCCCGATTATTTCCGACTGGATTTCCGACGTGGCGAATATTTCAAAGCGTGGCGAAAAGTGGAGAGCAGAAGTATGTGTCGACCGAAAGCGCAAGGCTAAATCATTCCAGACAAAACGGGAAGCGGTAGCGTGGTCAAACGAACTAGAACAGACAGGCATCAGACCGTCAAAAACGCTATCGGATGCTATTGATCGCTACACCCCGATAGCAGAATCGCACAAAGGCTATCAGTCCGAGCTATCGAGGCTAAAGCATCTTAGAAAGGCTCTAGGAGATTACACCTTAGAGCGCCTGACCAGTGCAAAGCTGGCAGAGTACAGAGACAAGCGGCTATTGGAAGTGGCTCCGGTTTCTGTCAGG